CCCTTTACACCGTTGTAGGTTGGTGTAACGCGCTTCTCTTCCATGAATCTCTGCTGTGCTTGTAGCAACTGCTGTAGACGCATTAGAGTATCATATCCAGTTAGCATAACCTTAGGGTTTCCACCAAGTTCCCACATTCTCTGGAACACATCGTCCAGTTGGTCGAGGGAAAAGGTTCGTCGGCTACCAGCAGCGCGGTCAGCACCACAGTTAACAACAGCGTTGGACCATGAGTTCGCACTTCGGTCAATACTGTAGATGTCAAGGTCGGCTGCACCACAGTGGTCAGTTCCAGCGCTTGCACCAGTTTCCATGGATGTTAGTCCACCAGAGCCACCACCGTCGTTTCCAGTGATTCGGTCAAGGGACTCGAAGTTGTTTCCTGCGACTGTCTCAGAGTCCGTTAGGAGCATCTTGTTGACCATCTCAGCATGGTGTTTACCCATTTCTTCCTTTAGGACTGCGCGCATGTCGCCCAATCCATCGTCTTTGTCTGCAAGGAACACAGCGACTTCACTCACATCGAATGAGTGAGCAATGGTCTTAGGCTTTGCAGCAACGTGCTGGAAGGTAGGCTTCACAGTGTCAGGTAGAGCACCGTTTTCAGGTAGTCCACCGTGAACAACGCCAGCATTAGGCTTCTCTGTGATAACTCTCCATCCGCTGCGGTCCCATGGACGCTTTGGTAGGATTGAGAAAGCGTTGAATTCTTGGTTCAACTGGCTCCATACCTTGCGACCGTAGATTGCTTGGTAGGTTCCAGCAGTTGAGGATAGCATTGGGCTGTCAGCCTTCAATAGTTCACTACCACTGTAGGTGTATCCCATTGCATTTCCAGCGCCATAGTAGTAGCGCTCCATGTCTGTAACTGTTCTAACGTAGTTTCGTGCCATTTTAATCATCTCTCTTTTTTAATTCAATTCCTGTTCACTCAGTGAACAATCCTCCTGCGAGGCGGTGAACTTCTTCCCAACTCATGTTGGCGAGGTCAGCCGTAGAAGGCACCTCGATGGAAGGACTGTCAGCCTTTGCAATAGTTGAGGATTCAACAGATGAGCCAATGTTGTCAATGCGCTCATTCAGAGCGTCAAGAGCCTTCATGACTTCACCAAGAGGAGCACGAGCATCAAATTCTTGAGCCTGAGCCTTTGTGATTTCAGCAGTGCGCTCTTCAGAGTAGCGAGCCTCGAAGTTACCCTCAAGGGCCTTGCGAAGTTCTTCTTCCTGCTTTGCAGCCTTGAATACTGCATATGCTTCTTCAGCAGACGCTGGGTCTACAGATGTTAGGAAATCGCCCTTCTCAACTTTTCCACCACCGCTTAGTCCAGCACGCTGGATAGCATTAGTCGATGGGTTGCCTCCTTCCTGAGCGCGACCCTTTACCTGTGCAGCAAAGTAATCAGCACCGTCTCCAATGGATTCAGGAGTAGAGCCGAGGTTAGCCTTAGCGACGTTATCGAAGTGCGTGCGAGCCTCTGCGGTGTCAACACCAGCGGACTTGAGAGTGTTTTCCATCCAGTTGAGGTATTCAGCAGTGATAACATCAGAGAACTCGGACTTTTCCTTGTCGTCCTTGTCTTCTTCCTTCTCATCCTTGGCCTTTTCCATGTCCATTTCTTCTTTCTTGTCTTTCTTCTCGTCCTTCTCGTCCTTCTTTTTCTCGAATTGAGGAGGCATACCCTTCTCCATCGAGTCCAATCGTCCTTCTAAGCGTTCGAGAACGCTGTTCATCTGTTCCATTACATCGTCGGTCATTTTTGTCACCTTGTTGTTTTTATCTTCCTTTAAAATTTTGAATGTTGCTTCCGGGTTTATTCCTTTTTCGCAGATTGTGATTTCGTGTAGTTCCAGTTTGCTGATTTCTTGATATGAGCCGTGAGTATTATCGCTCTTATTTACGCGCTTGAATGCTTGTCCTCCAATACTGAATCCTGTGAGATTTCCTTTTCTGACTTCGGCTGCGACTTCTCGTGCCTTTTCAATGTCATTTCTCAGTTGGACTACGACGAACATTCCGGCGTCATCAACTTCGCTTTTCCACATCCTCCCTTCTGTGTCTGTATAATTTGGTATTACTTCTCCAACTTGAATATTTGAATGCGCTAGTTGAACGTTGCGATATTTCGGTTCTGTCATAAACTTCTTGAAGGCATCCTTCAAAGCCGAGCGCGTTATCAAATCTCCCTGCTTATCGACCAGTTCAACGGAGGCATATCCTGCGACCACGAGGTCTGAACTCCCCTTGAGGAGTGAAAGACCACTGAGTCGTTCCGGTTGTCGAAGCACACACCCCACCACTCATTGTTCATCTATATTAATAAAACGGCATCAAGGCCCTGCATCGCCAACTTCAATTTCGTCATACTGCTCGGCTTTTTTGCGTTTCTCAGCAGCACCGGGATATTCCTCTTCGGGGTCTTCTGTAGGGCGCTCCAGCATGTCCCAGTCAGGCATGGATTGTTCAGATGTAAGGCGCGTTGGACCACGTGGGGATTCTACTCCATCTCCAAAGATACCAAGACCCTGAGCACTGGTTCTCCCACTCATCTTCTCTTTCTCGATGCGGTCTACAAGGTCAGCCATGCGAAGAAGCGTCTTTGCCATAGCCTCGGCTTTCTGAGGTTTGAGGATATTCGCATCATCATCAGCGTCGATGACACCAGCCGATTCTTTTTCTGAGCGCTCACGGTGTTTAGGGTCAGTCATACTACGAGCCTTTACACCCTTTACCATCAACGCGACAGCCTCGGACCATAGTGGACGAACGCTTTCTGCCAACAAAGTAGGGTATTCTGATTTCATGAGTTCTCCAAGTGAAGACACAGGACTGTGAACCCAACGACCAGCACGGTGCTGTTCCATCTTGTAGATGACATCATCTAACTCAGGGAAAGATAGGATGATACGCTCATCTTCAATCTTCATGGAATACTCTACAGGAATGATTGGATGGGACTTAGTTAGAAGTGAAAGTGTCTCAAGGCTGGATGCTGCACTTTCACATTCTCCTCGTATCTTAGTGGGTGTTACTGTATAGATAGTAGAACCATTACGCTTGTGAGAGCGAACACCGGAAACACCAACGCTAACGATTTCACCTTCTTCAAACGCCTTTGGACTTCGCACTGTTCCAACATCAAGATAAGATTCACCCTCATACTCAACACCACGATTACCGAAACCCTCTGAGTCAAGAGGCCCAGCACCAAGACGGTATGTGTATGGTCCCTTCCCACGAACATCGAGGATAATGAATGGGATGTTCTTGTCAGGACGGAGGACAAACCACTTCGGATGACGACGCTCTCCGCGCATGTATGTAGAAGTTGCATCACGAAGTAGAACTTGTGGATGAGATTCTGTCATGTCCTTTACAGCGTTATCTAAACCTTCATGGTCAGTCAAACGGAAGTTGTGAGGGCCGGGAACAAGGACAGTTTCGTGACTATCAAATTGTCCACGAAGAACCTTGAGACGCTCACGCACATTCATGTCAGCAACATTGGTATTATCATATTCTATAATGTCGATGATATGAATCTCATCCTCTGTTCTTGCAGCATCCACCAAGAAGTTCTTTTCGCCAATCTTACGGAAATACTTTCTCTCATTATCGGTAAGAGGGACTGATTCTCCATTTTCATCATAGGCTGAAACTTGGTTGCTCTTGCGTTGAACAATCATACGTTGTCCACCGGGGTAAGATGAAACAGCCCATTCACCGCTAAAGCCACGTAGCGCGTCAAAGTCCTTGATAGAAAAGATGCGGTGCATAGGGAAGATAGGGGGTGGCTTACCCTCACTTGCTTTGAGAAGAACATCAGGATTCATTAGAATTGCTAAAGCGTCATCTTCACTTAAAGCGATATTAGTTGGGTCATCATTGTGTGCTTGCCCGAAAGGATTAGTGGTTAACGCTGGTATGTTTTCCTCAGGGTGTGTATACCCAGTTTGCATAATTTGATTGTGAAAATCTTCGCCTCCCATACTATTCATGAACTCAAGAGACGGTGTGGGGAGACGACGAGGTTGACCTGCTGTTGCAGTGCCAGCAACTGGTTGCCCTGTGCCAAACTCAAACCCTACTGTCGGATTATATTCTCTACCTGAATCTAACATGCCGGATATGTAGCCGTCTTGAACTCCTTCTCCATCTGTAGACCAAGCAGGAGTAATTTTCCGGTCGCTTCTCCAGCCAGCCTGTTGGACCATTTGCTCAGGTGTAATCTCAGGATTCTGAATATTATCCAAAGTAGGTTCATCAACAGCAACACCAAAGACATCGTGAATAAGTCCCTTGTGTTGATTAAATGTCCATGTCTTATTTTTCATCCCCGTCAATCCATACTGATTCGCTCTTGAAGTGCCAAAGAACTGCTTTCCCGGTGGTTTATGTGGTATTTTCACAACACCATATCTTTCTATTTCAGCCTTGTATTTTGGATGTAGAAGCCTTCTTGTGCCCCCAAGTGCTTGACTGTATGGAGCCATAACCTGATTATGTCTATCTTGTTGTAAACCCTTTATGTTTTCATCATAGAATCTTTGTAATTCAGAATGATGGTCCTCTACCCCTACATGTAATGGCTCAACACCGGGGACAACACCGGAGGCAATAACATCCCCATGGTTCATTGCGAAGAATATTTTCCCCTGCTGAGATGCATCAGTCGCTTGGTCGAGAACACGTGACGCAACCTCACGATGAATCTCATCATCAGGAAAACCAAGAGTTTCAATAACTGCCTCATGTGACATTGTTGGGTCAATTCGCTTCTTTGATGCGATAAGTAAACTTGCTAAATTAGCATGAGGTGACACAACCTCTTCTTCAGTGCTTAACATTCCACTTATACTTTTTACAGGGACCATGTCAACATCATAACCATACGTCGTTAGACCATGCGCTTCATGAGGTAGTGAAAGTAACGCTCGATTTGCATCTTGAAGTAACGCTGCCATATTGGACATTGCTTTTTCAGGATTAGAAGTATCAAAAGCAGTAGGGTCTGCTTCTTCCATTATAGGTTTCAAAATCTTAGCCATGTTAAAAATCGCATTTTTGTCGGCGTTTCGCTTATTATCATAATCTTTAAAATGACTCGTTATACTTCGCCCTCTTTCTTGTAAACCTGTTAGATTTTCATAATTTCTTTCTAACTCATGAAGTTCTTCTTGAAACTTTTTCTTCTCATCAACGTTTTTACTTTCATCAATATTTTGGATTAAAACATCCATTTGTGCTTCCATGCTTTCTATTTCTTCTGATGATAAATCCATTTCTTCTTGTCTTTTACCTGAAAAGTTCTGGTGTTCCCCAAACTTTCCTGCATCTCCATGTGATAACTTTTCTTCATCTAATCTCATCATCTGCCGACGAGTAAGCACTGCTTTTTTGTTTGGTTTATGAGGAGGTGCGACGTGACCAAACGCAGTTTTACGAGCATGGCTATTTCGAGCATTATTGATAGTTTGAGTTGCTTTTTGCCCCTTACCACCAACTGCCATAAGGGGTTCAGTGGAGAAAAATCCTTTTTCCCATAATCTTGAACCTTTAGCGCTGGTTTTCTCCTGACCAAACTCTGCGTTTATTGATGTTTGAGTTTTACCATGTGTTTTATT